CCTTCCCGGAATTGGAAGACCAAATGAGTGAATGGATTCCGGGAGATACGAGCCCCGACAGATTGGATGCTTTAGTTTGGGCATTGACTGAACTGATGTTAGAGAAGGGGAAGCCCCGCGCAGGAACATGGGGTAGAGTATAAGGAGGTAGAGTTACCATGCCCGAACCACCCAAAGTAGAAGGGCGGGACAGAACCCGGCGTCAAGATGGTAAGTGGAGAAGGAAGAGGAGTGACGCCACCCGACAGCGAAGAACCGGCCAAGCCCCCCGGCAAGGCCCAGCAAGGCGGAGGTGATATATCAATGGCAGATAATAACACCAAGCAACTAACCAATAACGAACTTGTGGCCCTCTCAACCATTGCCCAACGGGCTGGTATGTCTGCAGCATTGGGGCAGCAATTCGGCGGGGAGCGCGACCTATATAGTGCCTTAGGCTATAAGAAGGAACTTCAATATGATGATTATTATGCCATATACGACCGGCAGGATATAGCAGGGCGCATAGTCAACATGCCCGCTTCAGCCACATGGCGGAACGTTCCGGAGGTAAAGGAAGATGATGACGAAGAAGAGCAAACCCCTTTTGAAGCGGCCTGGACTTCCTTGGCTCGTCGCCTTAAGATATGGCATTATCTTGAGCGTGTAGACCGGCTTGCCGGTATAGGGCATTATGCGGTCTTGGTTATTGGGGTCCGTGGTGGGAGTATACTGAATGAACCCCTGGAGCCCAATACCTTAAGAGTCCCTGAAGATATCATATATCTATCACCATTCGCAGAGAACAGTGCCACAATACATAAGTGGGTAACTGACCCCGGAGACCCCCGGTTCGGTAAGCCCGCTGCCTATATGGTAGACTTCGCTGGAGACTTTAAAGGGTTAACCGGCTTCGGTCAAGGCGCTCAGGAGGTTCACCATACCAGAGTTCTACACGTAGCTGACGAGCTGCTGGAAGATGAGGTATATGGTAGGCCAAGGCTGAAGCGCGTCATTAACTGTTTTTATGATTTGGCTAAGGTTGCCGGGGGCAGTGCGGAAATGTTCTGGCAAGGGGCGTTCAGGGGTTTACACGCCAACTTAAAGGAAGGGGCAGAGATGGACCCCCAAGGCCCGGAAGCACAAAAGATATCAGACGAGTTAGATGAATACATTCACGGACTGCGCCGCTATATACGCACACAGGGCATGGACCTCAAAACCTTGGGAGGAGAAACCCCAGACCCCAGAGGTATATTTGATGTGCTCATCTCACTTATTGCCGGGGCCACAGGCATACCAAAGAGAATCCTGCTCGGGTCGGAGCGGGGTGAGCTGGCCAGTTCTCAGGACGAAAGTAATTTCAATGCCTATGTATCAGAGCGTCAACTACACTTTGCTGAGCCGCTGGTACTCCGGCCTCTTATAGATAAACTTATCTATTGCGGGGCTTTACCACCCCCCGCTGATGAATATGAAATAGTATGGCCTAACCTGTTCGCCTTGGATGAAAATGAGAAAGCGGAGATAGCTGATAAGAAGGCCAGCACCATTCAGAAATACGTAACCAACCCCATGGCAGAAGAGGTCATGCCCATCCCAGAGTTCAGGCGGGAGGTGCTCGGCTTGGAAGGGGAACCCTCAGAGGAAGACCTGGAATACCTTGAGCAGCGCATGGCGGATGACTTAGAAGGTGACGACACGGTAGATGAGGAGTTCGCGGCCCGGGTGAGGAATGGTGGCCCGGTAGAAGAGGAAGAGGAAGAGGAAGAGGTATAGGCCAACAGTATTACAGAAGGGTGTGATGATAATGCCGGTGGCAGAGGTAGGTAACAAGCAGGTGCATAACCTTTTAGTGACCCATATGGCGACAGCTACGTTCAACCGCCGTGAAACCTTTGAAGGGCGGGAACATTTGGTTGCCCCGGTGATTGCCATAGTGGGTGGGGTTGTTAATGGGGAGCTTGCCCCAGCGGAAGAGATAGGCAAGTATGTTGATTCTTGGAACGGCATACCCTTACCACTCGACCATCCTATGGACAGGGGCGCTCCAATTAGTGCGAACCGCCCAGACCTTATAGAGTCCCGCTCATTAGGCCGGTTCTGGAATGCCAGCTTTGACGGTTCCCGCCTGCGCGGGGAGTTATGGTTAGATATTGAAAAGGCACGACAAATAGGGGGTGATGCACTCACAGTATTGGAAAGGTTGGAGGGCGGGCAACCGTTGGAAGTCTCAACTGCCTACTACAGAGATGTAGAACCTATTAGTGGCACTTATAATGACTTACCATACCAAGGTATCCAGCGGAATATGAGGCCAGACCACCTGGCATTATTGCCCAGCAGTATTGGTGCCTGTTCTTGGGAAGACGGGGCAGGGGCACCAAGAGTAAACGAAAAGAGAGGTGGTGAAGAGGTTGGTATGTTAGCATATATGAAGAAGCTATTGGGAGGGCTGCCTTGGCTCAACCAGGACGTCAGCCATGATGAGGTTGCTGAATTACTTGAGCAGGCTATGACAGCTGAAAAAGGGGATGCGTTGCGGTTCATGATTAAGGAACGCTTTGATGACCACTTTGTATATCAAGAAGCGGTGCCCGAAGGCGGCTTTACAGGGCGGTTGTTTAAGCGTCAATATAGTATTGATGAGAACCATAACGCGGTGCTGGGAGACCAAGAAGAAGTCCGGAAGGTAACAACTTATGAGCCGGTGACGAATGAGGAAATAAGCCCAACGGGCAACACCGGTAATATTACAGGAGGTGAACAGGCATTGCCTAACAAAGAAAAAGTTGAAGGCTTGATAGCAAACCAGGCCACTAAGTGGACGGCAGAGGACCGGAGTTTTCTCGAAGGGTTAACTGAGGAGCAATTGAACAAGNTGGAACCTATAATAACCCCTCCAGCAGCTAACCATGAAGAACCCACTGCAGAACAAACCACGCAGACAGAGGAAGAAGAGGAAGAGAAGACCCCTCAGAACTTTGATGAGTGGGTAGAGGCCATCCCCGATGAGGAGATTCGGGAAGAGATGAAAGACAACCGCAAGAAGAATCAGGAGAAGCGGGTGAAGCTCATTGAGAACTTGGCAGCCAATGAGCGCTGTGCTTTTGATAAGGAAGACTTACAGAGTATGAGAACCCCTCAACTTGCTAAGTTGGCTCATTCCTTACAGCCAGAAGACTACAGCGGCCTTGGTGGCCCACGCAGTAATGAGCAGGAGGATGACGGTGTCATCCCGCCACCCCCGCCAGTAGTACTTGCCAAGCGGAGAACAGAACAAACGGGAGAGGTGAGCTAATATGCCTAAGAATATTGTGCTGAAAGGTGACCCAATCAGGAAGGAAAACGTGTCCGGTGGGGTGGTCACTCCCGGGTTCCTGTTAACTTTTGATGGGAACGGGGCGGTTGTTCACCATGATGTTGCCGGCGGTCTTGCTACCTCTATGTTCGCGGTAGAGCAGGACTTTCTCGGTGGTACTATCAGCGATGACTATGCCAGTGGGGATAGAGTCCAATATGTTATAGGGCGCAAGGGCGATGAGGTTTACGCCATGCTGGGCAACGGGGAAACCGTAGCCAAAGGGGACTTCTTAGAAAGCAATGGTGATGGTCGGTTAAGGGAGCACGTTCCCCAAGCTGACCTGGCAGCGGATGATGATGTGGTAGCAAATCAAATTGTGGCAAGAGCATTGGAGGCCGGAGATACTTCCGGCGCAGATGAAGAAGCCCGAATCCGTGTGGAGGTGGTATAAATGCCTAAGACAGAACAAGCAAAGATAGTGAGCCCGCAGAGCTTTATGCAACAGTTGTTGGCTAATGAGTTAAACATTAACAACCTCCGCAGCAATGCTCTGTTGAGGAAAGATGAGTGGAAAGAGTTTGACACAACTGTGGTAGAGGTGACCCGGCAAAGGCTGAACGGTATAGCAGACCTTCAGGCCCGTGGGTTAACCCTGTCCCTTGGTGGGCTGGGAACTTTGGTATCCCAGTATGAAGCTCAGAGTGATATGGAAGATGCGGAAATCAACATGGCCGGAGTAACCCCCGGGGAAGAGGACAGCATAGAGTTTGACATTCGCTCCGTGCCCATCCCGATAATCCATAAGGATTTCAGGATTAATATCCGCCGGTTAGAGGCTTCCCGCAAGCTCGGGGATAGTGTAGACACTACTCAGAGCGCGGTAGCTGGGCGCAGGGTATCGGACAAAATGGAGGATATGCTGTTCAACGGGGCAGGTATTACAGTGGATGGGAATACAATCCCAGGCTACACAAATGCCACCGGTATAACCACAGGTTCTTTGAGTACGTGGGACCACTCTACTAACCAAGGTAATATCTACGGGGACATTCTGGACATGATTCAGGACGCCCACGATGCTCATTACTATGGCCCCTTCGTGGTATACATTGCTTCTAACAGATGGCAATACCTGTTGGGGGTTTATGATGATGGTAGTGGGCAGACTCCTCTACAACGGATACTGAACATACCGGGTATTGAGGAAGTCAAGGCATCTGATGTGCTGTCGGATAACACCGCTCTCATGGTTCAAATGACCCGTGATGTGGTTGACCTTGCCGTGGCCCAAGATGTGACCACAGTCCAGTGGGATAGTCAGGGAGGTATGCAAGTTCACTTTAAGGTAATGGCCGCGTTGGCTCCCAGAGTAAAGCGGGACTACAACGGCAATACCGGTATTGTGTATTATAGTTAAGAGGGGTGATATAAATGGCTAATACTGCCGTTTACAAAATAGCCAATGGTAAGTATTCCCGGCTTGAGGGGCAAGTCCGTGTTCGCTATCAGGTCGGGGATACTTTCACCCCTACTGATGAGGAGATTAAGAAGCTCGGTACGCAAATAGAGCCAGTAGTGGAGAGGAGCCGAACAGCTCCCACTCCTGACAAGGCAACCCCGCAAGCCAAGCATGTTGGTGGCGGTCATTATGAGTTGCCCGGTGGGGAGCGTGTCAGGGGCAAAAAAGCAGCGGCAGAAAGGCTGGCAGAACTGGAAGATGAGAACGAGTAGGGATGGTGAGCTCTGGTGCCCAGAAATAATAAGGTTCCCCGGCGTTTGGCACAGCGGTATTTCAGGGAAATCCGGCAGCTAATTGAAGAGGATAAAAAGCGAACCTGGGAAGCGTTCCGGGAAGAAATCAGACCCCGGGTTCACCAGCACCGCCGCATGATAACAAGCAACAGGCTCGTAACAAACGATGCCATGGATGATATCAACCGCGTGCTGGATAGGCTACGGGAAACGGCAATGGAAGAAACCTTTAATGAAGGCAAGGTGCGGCGGATTGCTGCCCGCTTTGTAGAGGCGTTGAATGACCGGCAGCGGCGTGGCTTTGCTGAACAGGTTAAAAAGTTAGCGGGTTTTGACCCAACCACCAGAGAACCATGGCTACAATCTTTTATGAAAACCGCTGTGGAAGAGAACGTCAGCCATATTAAAAGTATCGCCAGGGAATACCACGAAGACGTGGAAACCATCGTCAGACAAGGAGTGCGCCGGGGAACTTCCATTAATGATATGGCAAAGGGCATTAGCGAAAAAGGCAACGTCGGCATAAAGAAAGGCCGGTTCATTGCCCGGGACCAGCTCGGTAGCTTACACGGTGACCTTACCAAAACCAGGCAGCGGCGGCTTGGCTTAAAGAAGTTCCGCTGGGTCACCTCTGTAGATGAGCGGGTGCGGGATAGCCATGCCTCGCTACACGACCAGATATTCACCTGGAAGGACGGGGCGCGTAACGAGCGCGGGGAGCAGATATGGCCCGGTACGGATTACAACTGCCGGTGTTCTGCTGAAACGGTTGTGGAAGAGCTTGAAGAGAAGAAGGATGAGTATGTTGCTTAGGAGGTGCGCGGATGGCAGAGGCAAGCGCTACCACTGTTGACAGGGTAATAGCTATCGCCGAACATTTAAGTACTATGAGTGCTGACAGCCTACAGATATTCATAGATGACGCAATACAGGAAGTTAACGACAGTGGCATGCTGGAACAGTATAAGGAACGTGCCCAGCGGTATCTGGCGGCCCACCTGGCTTCAATGAATAAGCGGCGGGCATCAAGCCAAAGTGTTAGTGATGTTTCAGTATCTTACGACTCGACCGTAGGTTTAGAACTTGATGGGACGTCATACGGTCAGGAGTATGCCCGGCTGCTACGCAAGGTTAGAAAAGGTTACTTGAGGGTGATGTAAATGGTAACCGACCGGAGTGAGATTCCAGAGCTACTAAGAGAATTGGAATACCTGCGTGACCACAAGATTGAGGTAGGCCTCTTTGGGGAAGATGGGCATATGCTAATGATAGCTACTGTCCATGAGTTTGGGGCACCTCAGGTAAACATTCCCGAGCGTTCCTTTATGCGAACCACCATTGACGAGAAGGACAGTGAAATAAGTAGAATGATTGACATCCAAATAGGTAAGGTGATTGACCGGGAGATATCCGGGGAGGCGGCTCTGGGCAGAATCGGCGAATATGTAAAAAACTTAATACAGCGACGAATCACCGATATCAGTCGTCCTCCAAATAAACCGGGGACGATAGCTCAAAAAGGGAGTTCAAACCCTTTGATAGACACGGGACGTATGCGCGCGAGTATAACTTGGAGAATAGTATAAAGGCGGTGTAGTTATGGTGTTAGATTTTACCCCGGTATTCGATGAGTTCGGAACAGACTTCACAGCCATAGAGTTCGGTACAGGATATTATGATTATACACAAGGTGGGGTGTGGGTGCCCGGGGAGGAAATAGTTCACCAGTTGAGAAGTATAATTACACCATTGACCACCGATGATGT